GGGATTTACATCTGTCAAGCATTTTTGAGGCACAGTAGAAATGAGAAATAAACCCGCCGACTCCAAGATAGTTGATACAACTGCACAGTGCTCGAAACGTGCGGGTATTTGTTGTTTACCTGTTTTTCGTTTTCCTCGTGGGAACGCTCGTACGGAGGCTCTTTAGAAGTGGAACTAGGTAGCTTGAATCAATCAGTCTTGACTAAGTTGAAAGAGTGGAGAGAATCTCCACTTCAGTTTGTGACTGAGTGTATCCAAGCAACTCCTACTACACAGCAAATTGAGCTTCTCATGGCTGTACAAAAGGAAAAGCGTTTAACAGTTCGTTCAGGCCACGGATGCCATGCAGCTGGAACTATAGTACATATGTATCCTTATGGATTTAAAGCTGTTGAGGATGTAGTTGTTGGTGATCAGCTTATGGGAGATGATGGATCTCCAAGAAATGTTCTTAAACTTTATACTGGAAGAGAAAAAATGGCTCGTATTAAGTATCATGATAGAACTTATTATGATGTTAATATGAGTCATAAACTTGCTCTTGTTTGTACTGGATCTAAGTGTGAATTTAAGTCTGGTGATAAGATAATTATTACTGTTAAAGATTACTTAGATATGCTACGAAAGAGACCTTCTCTTAAAGGAAGATTTGCTTGCTATAAAGTCTCAGTAGACTACCCAGAAATTCCAGTTATTATTCCTCCTTACATTCTTGGTATGTGGTTAGGTGATGGTACGCATAGTAGGTTAGAACTAACTAATATAGATAAGAAACTTATAGGTATATGGGAGTTATTTGGAAAGGCCAATGGTCTGTATATGACTACAGATCAGAATGAAAAATTGCATAGACTGCATGGTGATAAAGATAACACTGTACATAAAGCATTTGAGCATTATAACTTAATTAATAATAAGCATATACCAAAAGAATACTTATTTAACTCAAAGAAAGTTAGATTAGAGTTGTTAGCTGGACTATTAGATACAGATGGTTATGCTCGTACAGATAGTGGATTACAGTTTCAGATAATTCAAAAACGAAAAGAACTTGCAGAAGACATATTGTTTCTTGCTCAGTCTTGCGGTATGCATGCTACACTTAATTCTAAAGTTAAGTCGTGGACTTGGAATAATGAAGTAAAGCATGATACATATTATGAAGTATCAATTTCTAGAAATACTGAAATGGTGCCAACACAACTTGAGAGAAAACAATGTGAGGTTGTAAATAAGCAACGACCAAACTTGCATTTTGGCTTTACTGTAGAGGAACTACCAGAAGATACATATTATGGTTTTGAACTTGATGGAAATCATTTATACGTTCTTGGAGATTTTACGGTTACTCATAACACTGGTAAGGACGCTTGCGTCTCATGGATAATCATCTGGTTCATGACAACAAGACCATATGCAAAAGTTGCCTGCACTGCGCCTACGAACAGGCAGCTTCATGATATTCTTCTCGCTGAACTGTCAAAATGGCTACGAAAGTCTGTAGTCTCCGAAGAGTTCGTAATTCACAAAGACATAATTTTTCACAAAGACGCTCCAAAAGAATGGTGGGTGAGATTCATCTCCCCATCTGTTCGTGCTACAAAAGAGGAACAGGCAGAAACTCTGGCTGGGCTTCATGGTGATCACCTCCTTATTATATGCGATGAGGCCAGTGGTATACCAGACCCAACATTTATTCCCTTAGAGGGCGCCATGACCCAGCCAGACAATAAAGCTATTCTAATCGGTAATATGACTAAGAATAGTGGGTACTTCTATGATACGCACTTCCACTCAGAGATTGCTAAAGTCTGGAAGAAGTTCCATTGGGATAGTAGAAAATCTACAAATGTAGATAAGTCAATGCCTGAATACTTTGCAAAGAAGTATGGAATTGAGTCTAATGTTTATAGAATTCGTGTTGAGGGTAATCCTCCACTTCAAGATGATACGACACTCATTCCACTCTGGGCAGCACAGCAGTGTATTGGAAATGAATTTGAAGTTGCTGAAGATGAGCCATTGTATCTTGGTGTAGATGTAGCTAGATATGGTGATGATAGTTCTATTATTCTTCCTCGAAGAGGAATGAAGATATTCCCTTGGGAGACATTCAACAAGTTGAATACAATAGATCTTGGTGGATTTATTAATCAGACATACCAAGAACTTGAAGCTAATGGCTGCGCAATAGATGTTATTGGTGTTGGTGCTGGTGTTGCTGATTGGTTGCAGAAGCATAACATGAAAAACCTCTACATGGTAAATGTAGCTAATGCTTCAAGTGATATTGAGAAGTATGACAGACTTAGAGATGAACTTTGGTGTAAGGTAAGAGATAATTGTATACTTGGAATATACTCTTTTCCAGATGTAAAAGTCTCTGGAGAACAAGAGACGCTTGGAAATATGCTAGCGAATGAACTTGCGTCAGTTCGTTATGACTTCAACAAGCATGGTGGGTTTAAAGTCGAGTCTAAGAAAGACATGAAAGCTCGCGGTGTGGTAAGTCCAAATATTGCTGATGCTCTTTGCTTAACTGAGTACTTCTCAAACAGGTCTACAAGAGTTTTTGCTAAGACTAAACCAGAATACAAACCTAGAAATTATAGGAATTCAGTTTCAAGTGGGCAGTCATGGATGATGTAATTAAGATAGTAGTTAATGATGAGAATATAGACTCCTTACTCTATGATGAATCTATCAATAGTGTAGTAGTCACCTTCAAAGGCGGGTCTAAATGGAAGTATTCTGGTATTACTCCAGAGGAGTTTGCTGAGTTTGTTATTCGTCCTCCAAGAGAAATACTTGAAAAGATCAGACATAACAATTTAGTTGGAGTTAGAGTTTACTAATGGCTCAAAAACTTTCAGAAGTAAAAGAACAGAAGATTCTTAAAGAAGCTAGAGAACGTCTGAAGAAGTCTATGGAGTACGATTCTGAAAATCGTAAGATGGCTTTGGATGATCTTAAGTTCGTAGCAGAAGAAAATGCTCAGTGGCCAGAGCTAATCCGTGCTGAAAGAGAAGCTAATGGTCAGCCATGCTTGACTATCAACAAAATGCCTACATTTATTGATCAAGTAGTTGGGGATCAGAGGATGAATAGGCCAGCAGTAAAGGTTCTTCCTGTTGATTCTAAAGGAGATCCTAAAGTTGCTAGACTTCTTGGTGGCTGGATTAGGCACGTAGAGCAGATTTCAGATTCAGACATTGCTATTGACCATGCTTTTGAGCATGGAGTTACTTGTGGCTATGGAGCTCTTAGAGTTGTTACAAAATGGGTTGGAGAATCTTTCGATCAGGAAGCTTATATTGAGAAGATAGATAATGCACTTGCAGTTTTTTGGGGAAAACATAGCAAGTATGACTGCTCCGACGCAGAATACTGTTTTGTAATTACTGAAATGGATAAGGATGAGTACGAAGAGAAGTACGATGCAGATCCTGTCCCGTTTAATTATACTGATAGTCAATACGTTGCTGGTTGGGCGACTAAAGATACAGTAAGACTTGCTGAGTATTTTGTTAAAGAGCATAAAGAGAAAGATCTTTACATGCTTCAGGATGGAACTGTTGTAGAAAAGCTTGAGCCTGGACAGAAATATACAAGGCATCGTAAGGCTGACTCAATTACTATCATGTGGTATCTGCTTTCTGGCAATAAAGTTATTGATTCTAAGGAATGGGCTGGAAAGAAATACATTCCAATCATTCCATTCTGGGGAAAAGAGTTCAATGTAGGTGGAAAGAGGATCGTTCGTGGTTTGGTTCGGAATGGAAAAGATGCACAGAGGATGTATAACTACTGGGAATCATGTGATACTGAAGTAGTTGCATTGCAGCCAAGAAGTCCATACATGCTCACACCTAAGCAGATAGAAGGGCATGAGCCAATGTGGAATACTGCTGGTAAGAAGAGTAATTTTTATCTTCTTGTTAATGCAGATAAGGATGTTGCTGGTGCATTTCCACAGAGACAAGCTCCTCCACAAGCTTCTTCGGCTATGGTAGAGAAGATTTCTATGGCAGATCAAGATATGCGAGATACAATGGGTCTGCAAAAAGCCGCACTTGGTATGCAAAGTAATGAGCGTTCTGGTGCAGCAATCAGAGAACGGAAGCAGGAAGGTGACACTGGAACATTTGCTTTTGTAGATAATCTTGCTAGAACACTTGAGTATCTTGGAAGAGTATTAGTTGACATTGCTCCAGTAATTCTCGACACGGAACGTACAGTTCGTCTTGGTCTTGACGGTGGAAAGTTTGACTTTGATGCTGTTAATGTTAAGAGTTCAGATGGGACGATACTTAATGATTTATCAGTAGGAACTTATGACATTGTTGTTACAGTTGGGCCAAGCTTTTCTACTCAGAGAACAGAAGCACGGCAGTCTATGCAGGAGTTTATCCAGTACTACCCACAAGCTGCTCCTATTATTGGAGATTTGTTTGCAAGGTCTTCTGATTGGCCTGGAGCTGAAGAGTTTGCAGAGAGACTGGAAGAGATTCTTCCTCCGGAGATTAAGGCAAAAGTAAAAGCTAAGAGAGCAAAGGAAGAAGGAACTCCTGCTGAAGAAGTAGAGCAGCCGCAAGCTCCACAACCTGATCCAATTATGATTATGAGGGTTCAGCAGGAAGAGGCTAAACTGAAGGAAGCTCAACTTCAGGTTGCTCAAGAAGCAGAAAAACTTAAGGCACTGCAAATTAAAACTGCTTACATTGAGGCTCAGTCTAAAGAGTCTGTTATGAAGATGGTAGATGAAATCATAGATGAGAAAATGTCTGGAGGCCAAAATGCCAAAGGGAACGAAAGTGGAGCGCCTATACGAGAAGCTCAAATCCCAGGGGAAATCGAAGGGTAGTGCAGCTGCGATTGCGCAGTCTGTAACTGGTTTGTCACTTAAGACTGGAAAGAAACCAAAGAATGCTCTTAGAAAGATGGCAGGTAAGTAATGAGTGTAAAAGATAAGTATGACATAACTGAGAAGTTGTTCGAGAAACTTCCAGCAAAAAAAGAAGATAAGGACTATGAAGTTATTGTTAAACTTCCTAGTGATAAAAAGAAAAAGAGCAAAAGTAAAAACGCTATTCTTAAAATGATGGGAGAAGAAGAATAATGTCAGAACTTATTAGCATGGAGAAAATTCCAAAGACTGATAGAGCAAAAGTAAATGAAGCAACTGTAGGGTGCTGCTGTGAACCTTGTGAGGATAAGTTTCCGTGGGGTTTGAGGCTTAGATTTGCAAAAGAAGAAATTGAAAAAATACCTTCACTGAAGTTGTATAAGATAGATGACAGGATAATTATTACTGCTGAGGCATCTGTTGTTTCTATTAGGAAGAATGAGTGTCAAGGTAAAGATAATGATTCTGAGGTAGAACTTCAGATTGAAAAGATCTCCTGTAATCCAACTGCAGTAAAGCCAGCTGAACAGATGTCTCCAGTAGAATACCGAGCAGCTAGAGAGGAAAGTAAACTCTAATGCAACTGTTATTTATGAATAAACTTTTTAACTCGACCAAGCGAGAACTTGGGCACAAGCTGAGGAGGCTTGCAATATGCTGATAAACATGGAA